TCTGCTGTTATCTGTATTTTCAGCCATTATTATCTCCTATTTTCATTTTTAATTCTTTCATTCTCTTCTTTAATATACTCTTGTAAGAGTGATATATAAATCTCCCTCTCCCACGGTATCATATTATCAAGTTCAGTCAAACTATAATTATGGTGTTGCATCATTGCAAAATTAGTCTTATAGTGATTGACTAAACTCTCATGCGAGAGGCCTATGTAAAAAAACTTTGTAAGCCTTTTAACTCCATATGATTTGCCTTATTACATGTTGGACAATCATAGTGTAAATCATGTTTTAATGCCGGCATATCTTCAAAATATGTAGACATCTTTTTAAACTGATCACTATTTAAATTCTCCAAAAAGTCATTCATTTCTTTTTCAGTTACGTTAGATGCATCATGTACTGCATCATCGTCAAAGATAGTATCGATACAGTCTGCGATCATTTTAAATGCTCCATCAACTGTGTCTATATCATCTCCCATGTTTGAAACCATTTCAAACGAAGGGTACCTTAGTGTAACACCAACTGTTTCAGTCAACATGACTACATTATCAGTGTTTACTTGTGGTGGAACTATCTCATCAACGTTAATTAAAACATCAACTAATCCTTCACACTCACTGCACTTAATTTTTAAATCCATATTTTCACCAACGGATTTAGATCTTAGTGCTAAAAACAAACATTCAATATCAAATACTGCTAATTTGTTTACATTAATGTCATCAAACGTACATAGTTCAATAACATCTTTAATTGCTCTCATGATCATCTTTTGATCTTGAGATTCCAATGCCAACATAAGAATCTTTTCCTCTTTTACAAGGTAAGGTCTATATGATATAGTCTTACCTAAGGAAGGAATCGTTGTCTCATACCTAGCACTGTTTAGCTGTGGTAAAGCCATAATATTTCTCCTATTATATTATCCAAAAATAGATAACGCACTTCTTAATGCGCTACCTGTACTACTTACCGGACCTTCCGGAGTAGCCTTATCATAACTAAAGCTCACATTTACTGTTTGAACTGTATTTTCATTCTCGTTAGATAATTCAATATCAGAAACAGTGGTAGGAAATGCTCCCTCAAGTTTTACACCATATATTGGCGTATTTTGCTCATCCAACTGCTGTATTATTACATCAGTCGTAATGTCTTTTTTATATGCTACTTTGTATGTGTCCATATCGACTACAGATCCTATCCAAGAATCTAATACAGTTTTCATATAATAATCATTAGTTAAAAGAAACGTACATGTTACATCATCGTGTAATTCGCCATACGGTATCTTTATTGTTTGTTTTTGTGCCTGGTAATCTATAGTAGCTATCTGTTTGCCTGGTATGACAACTGATGTGCATAACATTGATATATCTCTTGGATCATTTATTAAGTTTCTTGCGCTAAAATTACCAGATATAGCTGAACTTATAATCTGTTGAGGATCTAAATTTAATAAAGATTGAGTAGGCGGAGTAAAGATAACGTTAAATCTATTAGAGCGAGCCAATCCACCTTTTTTTGCTATAGTTGCTTTTAAATCTTCTATTGTTGCCATTAGTTTCTCGCGATTTTAAGACTTTCCTGCCAAATTGCAGTCTTACTTTTCTTTTTAAATTGTTCTATTGGTAAAAATATAGCGATCTCCCAATCAGTCATTGGTACTCTTGCGAATTGAGATACTACATGCTTACCTAAATAATGCTTAAAGCATGGTTTAAATTCTTTATATTTTTTAACTCCACTTATTACACTATATCTTAATTTTGTAATTCGACTATTTTCTTTTGCTTTTGCTGGTCCTAATGCCATAAGCTCATCAAGAAACGCTGCTCTTACGTTATAATTTAAGTAGTGTAAGTTTAAACCGTAGAATCCGTTAGGAGCTGGATCGATCATGATCGTTAAGGGAAATCTATCGTAATAAGGAAGAGTTGCTTTATGTTTTGGATCGTAGAAGTACATGTACATATTCCCACGTATATTTCTACTTGTTCTCTCTAAAGCGTCGTCTTTAAGTAAGCTTGCACGAGATACTTGAAGATTCTTTACGTTCTTTTGAAACCATTTTTGAGATTCTTTTGTACGTGCAGTTACTCCAGCTCTCTGAGCTCCTGCTTGTAGTGTATCAAATAAACTTGCCATACTGTTATTTATAAAGAATTAGAGTATCTTTATGCCTAAATTTTTAAGAGTTTCTTCTGTCCATACTTGAAACTTCCATCCCTTATGTTCAGCAAACTCTTGAGCTGCTTCCCACTTAGATATATTTTTTGCGTATGTAGTCACTTCATTAATATATTTTTTAGTCTTACGACTACGTTTCTTAGGTGGCTGTGTTTGTCCTTTAGGTTTAATTTCAACAAGATAAGTTTTTTTATCTTCCATTTGTATGAAAAGATCGACAAAATACCTATGAAGTCTATTATCTGTCTTACATTTATAGGGTACAACTACCTCTTCTGAGTTCCACATCTTTACTTTAGGATTGCTTTCACACCATTTAAACGCTTGTCTTTCCCATAAAGATCGATATACTACCTTCGCTGGATTGCCGGCGTATTTTTCTGGATGCTTTATTTTGTATTTACCACTGTAACTCATATAAATAACTCTATAGTTTAATTTATTTATACAGGTAAGAAGTATGGCTGAAAACCAAACAACAACAGAAGAAAGTGGTAAGGAAGAGAAAAGAACGCAAGAGACGTATATTTTTCCAAGTAGTTTAAGAGCTGATGCAGATAACGGCCACCCATGCGTACAATTTAAAGTAATGCAGCCAGCAAATACTACTCAAGACGTTAATATATTTTTATATCAGCCATCAGGTGTTTCAGTTATTGACGGAGCAAGCTATACCAATTTAGATATGGGTCTTTTAGGAGCTGCTTCAGGTTTAGCAGACTCAGGAGGTAAGACTAAATTTACACAATCAGATGCAGTGGCTGCAGGATTACTTGGTAAAGACGCAGTAGCATCTTTTACTGGGCTTGATATTGCAAAAGGAGGAGCTGTTGGAGCTTTAAAGTCAGGAGTTGCAGCTAATCCATATACCAGAGTAGCATTTGAAGGTACATCATTAAGAACTTTCGAATTTAATTTTAAATTAGTAGCTGAAAGCGCAGAAGAAACAGAAATAGCTAAGAAGATAGAAAGAACTTTTAGAAAATTCTTATATCCTGAGAGAGCTGGAGCAATTGCTCTTGCATATCCACCACTCTTTCAAATAACATACTTCACAAATGGTGAGGAAAGTCTCTATATGCCTAGAATTAAACCATCATATTTAACATCATTAACAACAACATTCAACGAATCGACTAATGCTGTATTTCAAGGGACAGGAGCTCCTATTGAAATAACATTAGCTCTTTCATTCCAAGAAGAACGTCAATTAGTACGTCAAGATCTCTATACAAACAATAGCGATATCGATGAAAGAAAAGGCGGATACTTTGATGGAGGTACTTAATCATGGCATTTTTTAAACAATTTCCAAAAATAGAGTATGACTTTAATCGTACAGGTATTAAACAAAACATGGTAGATCTTTTTAGATCAGTAAGGCCTTTACCTTCTTTTTTAGATAACTATTCAGCTTATAAATTTTATGAAGTAAAAAATGGCGAAAGACCTGATATTGTATCACAACGACTGTATGGTACATCACAATACTATTGGACTTTCTTTGTAGTTAACGATTTTTTACATGATGGTATGAGAGCCTGGCCAATGAGTCAAGAAGATATTTTTACATTTATTGAAAAAGAGTATGAAGGATATGTAATTGAAACAAATCCGGTGATAACTCGTGACACTGACGGGCTTATAACTGATCATAGGAATAGTCTATCAGGGCGGTTTACACTCGGAGAGACAGTTACAGGTGCTACAAGTTCAGCAACTGGTACACTTACAGTTAAAAATGCTGATCTTTCTCAACTCGTAGTACAAAATGTTACTGGCGGAGCGTTTATTGGAAGCGCTTTAGGCCAAGCAACGACTGAATTAGTCGTAGGTCAAACATCAGGAGATTCAGTATCTACTTATAATGTATACAAATATGCAGAAGCTCCATACTATTATCATCTTACAAACGATGCTCTTAAAAAACCAGTAACAAATGCGAATCATATTGTTGGTGGCGTTGATGCATTAGACCTATCATATGTAAGTAACAGACAGCACGTCATTGATGAGAATGATGAACATTCACAAATCAGATATGTCGATCCAGCTTATATCGATGAGTTCGTTAATAATTTTGAAGAACTTCTAAATGAGTAAGAATTATAACTTAGAGGTCAATAGAATGGCCGCAACGCCGAAAGCTTATAAAGTAAGTAAGGCAGATTTTCATTCGAATCAAGGATTAATTGTAAAGATAGGCGGTATTATAAAAGATATTAAAGTAAAAGAGAGTCTCTATACGTCATCTCTTGTTGTAGATCTTTTTATTTTAGATAGTATTCCTTTAATAGATTATTTAAAAATTGCTGGTAACGAAAAGATTGAGTTAGTTATTGAAAGAAGAGATATAAAAAGTAAAGTAAATAAACAATTTAAATTAGAAGTATACATAGCAGAGGTAAGAGACTATAGTACTCCAACTCCGTCATCAAAAGCTTACACACTACATTGTGTATCAAAGCATGCTTACATTAATAACGTAAAAGTTCTTAC